ACTCTGGTGGGTTTATCAAGATGTTGGAGCTACAGTTGAACCCGATGCTAAGGCTGAAGGAAGTTCTTAGCCAACTTGCTGGCCTGTTTGATAGGGCTAGGGCGGCGTTTGAACGGTTCAAGGCTGCTGGCGGGTTGAATAGCGTAGACCTTTCTGCAATAAATACGAGCACGCTTGGTGGGCGTAGGGCTTCTGGTGGGCCTGTCGCTGGCGGGTCTAGTTACCTGGTGGGCGAGATGGGGCCAGAGATTTTCACGCCTGCTGCGGGCGGTGGGCACATTACACCTAATAAGTCTTTGGGTGGTTCTAATATCACTATCAATGTGAACGCTGGGATGGGTGCTAATGGGGCGCAGATTGGTGAGCAGATTGTGACGGCAATCAAACGGTATGAGCGCACTTCTGGCCCTGTGTTTGCGAGTGCCTAATGGCGGTCACTGTTGAACTGGGGTTGTCTAAGGCTTTCACCCTTGATGACCCTGTGGCTGGGGTTATAGGTTCCACCGAGTTTGTTTTAGGCGGCGTGGATTTCGTAGATGTAACTTCTAAGGTGCGCGGGCTGAGCATAGGCAGGGGCAAGAACCGCGACCTTGACAGGTTTAGCGCGGGCGCTTTGAGTGTGAGCTTCAATAACACGAACCGCGACTTTGACCCTCTCTATACTTCTTCACCTTATGCGGGCAACATTGTGCCGAGGCGTGAGGTGCGGGTGAAGGCTGATGGGGTCACACAGTATGTGGGCAAAGTCACTGACTGGAACCTTGCTTATGATGAAAGTGGGCAGTCCATTGCACAGCTTGAGGCTGCCGATGGTTTCACTTTCCTAGCGCAACAGGTTCTCACTGCGGGCACTGCCACGGAACAGAAGTCTGGGGCGCGGGTGAGCGCGGTTCTCGACATGGCTTCAGTGGATTGGCCTAGTGATGAGCGCGACATTGCCACAGGTGCCTCCACGCTAGGCACTGACACGTTTGCCGGTAACGCTTTGACCTACTTGCAGAAGGTGGAACTGTCTGAGGGCGGTTTGTTCTTCATTGATAAGCAGGGGCGGGTGGCTTTCAAAGACCGGCTCAGCACACCCACAACGGGCAGTGTCACTGTGTTTGCGGATGATGGTTCTGGGATCCCGTTCGCGCCTGCTCAGGTTGAGTATGGGATCGAACAGTTGTATAACCAGGTTACGGTGACTAACGGCACTGACAGCTCCACCGCTAACAATGCGCTATCTCAGACCCGTTACGGGATACTTGAGAATGATGTGAACACTTTGCTTTCTGATGCCACACAGGTAAGCGGTTACGCGGATTTCCTTGTGGGGCGTTACGGTGAGCCTGAGTATCGGTTCGCTCAGCTCGCGGTGGATATGAGCAACCTCACTGCGTTGCAGAAAACTTCCATGTTTGCCCTTGACATGGGTTCGGTTATTCAAATCAAGTTCACCCCGAACAGTGTGGGATCTGCCATTGAGCGTTACGGTTTAGTAATCGCCATCAGTCATGACATTAGCCCTGACGATCATATTATGCAGGTTGGTGTGGGGTCGTTGCAGACTTCCTTGTTTGTTATTGGTGACGCGGAGTTCGGTACAATAGGGGTAGACGCTCCTGGCGTTCTAGGTTTCTAGGGAGAATAATGGCTGGCCTCGGTTTCAAAACATTCGCTGACGGTGATGTTTTGCTTGCCTCTGAAGTTCAGGGGTATATCCAAGATCAGATGATTATGGTGTTTGCGAACGCGACTGCGCGGGATGCTGCTATCACGTCACCTGCTGAGGGCATGTTTGCTTTTTTGAAAGACACTGATAAATTGACTGTTTATATAACTAGCTGGGGAGATTTCTGATGGCGGCAGGCGGGTTCAAGACTTTTGTGGCGGGGGAAACCCTTGACCAGGATGAGATCAATAACTATCTGATGCAGGGCATGTTGGTGTTTGCTGATTCGACTGCGCGGGATGCCGCGATCACTTCTCCTGTGGAGGGACAGTTCGCGTTCTTGAAGTCAGATGACAAGGTTTATTTTTACGATTCGAGCGCTTGGGTAGAGTTCTCTGCTGGCGGTGTAGCGGTTGAGTATGTTGTTATCGGTGGGGGTGGGGCTGGGGGCTACTCCATCAACTTCGCGGGCGGTGGGGGTAGCTCTGGGGGTTATCGGTGTAACGTGGTCGGGGAAAACTCGGGCGGTAATAGTTCCGCTGAGCCAGCGATGTCTTTATTGGCTGGGGCTTATAGTTTGATTGTTGGTGCGGGTGCCACTGGCGCGACACCTAGATACGCTATCGCGGCTCACGGGTCTGTTTCTAAGTTGGGCTCGGTGCTTGCTTTGGGCGGTGGGCCTGGGGCTACCCTCGATTATGTGTCCGGCTATTCTGCTGGCGGTGCTAGCGCGTCGGCTCTCGCCGAACGGACAGGCGGTATTGGCATATCGTTCATGAGCTCTGCCGGTGGTGACGCTTTCAACACTACCGCCAGTAACAGTTCTGCCGGTGGCGGTGGCGGGGCTGGAGCTGTGGGTGCTGACGCGCCCACGCAACTGGTTGCCGGTGACGGTGGTGCCGGTCTTGCCTCCTCAATTACAGGTTCATCGGTCACACGCGCTGGCGGTGGGGCCGGTGGGTCGTACTACACAGGCGGAACCGGCGGGGCCGGTGGCGGGGGAGCAGGCGGAAGCGCTAACGGGGTCGGAACAGCGGGAACGGCAAACACAGGCGGGGGCGGTGGTGGCTCAGCCTCACGCGCCGCTTTCTACGCGGGTTCAAACGGTGGATCCGGTGTTGTTATCTTTGGGGTTCCCACTGGCACTAGCGTCACGTTCTCTGGCGGCGTGACACAGACCAGCGCAACTGTTGGCGCAAATACGGTTTACACTGTGACGGCTACTTCCACTACTTCAGAAACGGTGACATTCGCATGAGCCACTTCGCAAAACTAGATGAGAACAACATTGTTACTTTCGTGACGGTGGGCAGGCAGGAAGATGACGGGCTGGAAGCTGAACTGTGTGAGCGCACTGGCGATGTTTACCGGCAGACTTCTTACAACACAAGCGGTGGGGTTCACTCTCTCGGTGGGACACCATTACGCAAGAACTATGCGGGGATCGGTTTCACTTACGATGAAACCCGCGATGCTTTTATTCCGCCACAACCGTTCGCTTCTTGGGTACTCGATGAGGACACTTGCCTATGGGTTGCACCTATCGCCTACCCTGCTGAGGGTGTCCATGTTTGGGATGAAGAAGCCGGTGACTGGGTAACGGCTGATGAAGCTGTCTAACCCTTGGCCTGCTGGCGAAACGATTAGATCCCCCTGGGGTTATCGCAAGCACCCGATTACGGGTAGGCGGAAGAAACATCGTGGCGTGGATGTGGGCTATAACGGCCCTATCTGTGCGCCTGCTGATGGCAAGGTGGTTCATAAGGGCGCGAGCTTGAACAAGCGCACTGGTGGCGGGTACACGCTTATCCTGGAACACAGTGAACCGCGTGTGTGGACTGTTTACTATCACTTACGGGAACCCTCACGCCTGCTGAAGGGCACTCGGGTCAAACGTGGAGAGGTCATTGCCCACACTGGCACGACTGGGGCAAGCACTGGGATCCATTTACATTTTGAAACTAGGCGCTCACAGCGTTGGGGAACTGATTTTGACCCTGAAAGTATCCTCGGTCACGCTAACGCTGAACCTGTCAAGGCCACACCTAAACCTAAGCTCACTGAGGATGGTGTGATCGGTAGGCAAACTTGGGCTGCTGTTCAGCGCATGTTGCAGTTTGATGAGTTTTACAGGGGCAACATCAATGGGGTGGCTGGCAAGTCCACTGTGATTGGTTTGCAGAAGTTCTTGAACAGGGGTGGATGGTGACTGAAGATACTGACACAATCGCTGTAAAGGTTTCGATGCGCGAAATATACGCGGAAGTCCAAAAGCAGGGAAAGCTCCTGGAGAAGATTGCCAACAGCCTTCCTGATTCCGAGGACAAGATTGATGACCATGAATCGCGGATCCGTAAACTTGAGATGCGTATGGGTTGGGCTGTTGGTGGGTTCGGTTTGGTCGCGGCAGTAATGCCCTGGATTGTAGGAGCGCTTGGATGAAACCTTCTTGGAAGATTAGGCGGCGTTACATTTTCGTTGCGTTTGTGCTGGGTTCGCTAATGCTGATTAGTGGCTCGGTGGCTGTGCTGTTAAACAATGACAGTGCGACCTCAGACCTCATCACTGGTGGGGTTGCTTTGATTACACTCATTCTCACCACCTATGTGTTCGGGGCTGTGTGGGAGGACAAGAAGAAGGAGAACCCTGATGGATAAGTTGAAAAGTTATTTGCAGTATTCGGTGGAGCG